ACCAGCAAGAGCGATGTTAAGAGTTTTGTTAGGGAGACCACCTTTCGTGATTTTATTAAAGTATTCAAGATCAAATTCAATTTTATCCTCCTTTTTGTGATAAGACTCATATCTTTCTAAGTAATCTTGTAAGTAATCATGTCCGATATGATTATCAAAACTTACAGCAAGAGCATCGGAAAGAATAGAAGGAATGCTATCACGATTCTTCTTTTCATCTTTACCATCCGCAATATGAATCGATTCCATCAGTGCAAGATAGATTGCTCTATCACGGCACCATTTTTCAGTTGTTGAAACCAACCAATTCATTTCAACAGGAACATCCTCAAGACAAGAAATCAACTGAAGAATTTCTTTGAAAGAGGTATCGTTAATATCTTTGCGTTTTTCTACCTCAATACAAAGAACTTCTTTAGTTGCTGGTTGATTGTACTGAGAAACAAATTCAAGAATTTCTTCAAAGACAATCTTTTGATTTTGGTCTTCAAAATATTCAGACTTTAGAAATGGTATTACTTTTCGGATATATTCTTCATTAAATAACAGGTTTCTAAGGATTAGAAACTCAACTTTCTCCATAACTAAATTCCTTACGTGCGATTTCGTCCAACTGTTGCATCACTTCTTCAGTGAAATATACTTCAGGTTCTTTAAGAATCTGCTTAGCATAGAGTTTCTTTCCATCAATCTCATAACGCCCAGCGACATTTTTCCACAGTCCACCAATTTCACTGAGTTCAAGTAGTCCGTAATATCGATCCAGACCGCGTTCATCATAAAACAGACGAATCTCTACATCTTTATTTTCCTTACTCAAACGCGATTTAGCAGTCTTAGCCTTGATAAGATTTCCGACCACTTCCGTTCCATCCTTTTCTTTCTTTTTGCTGAGATATATGATTGTAGAGGCTGCGTATTTGAGTCCAGAACCTCCGCCCATTTCTTTCGTTGGTACATAAGCTCCGATGACATCGTATGTGTGATTTGTGACAAGAAGTGGAACATTTGCTTGACCTAGTTTAAGTGTGAGCATTCGGAAAGCGCCTTTAATCAGTTGAGATTTAGTCATATCTCTAACTTCTTTTTCATTTAGTGCATCAGTGATTTCTTTACTTGTAGACAGCATTCCCAGAGAGTCTAGCACAAACATACAGGGATTGCGTTCACCTTCAGGTTTTTTTAAGTAAATGTCAACTGCTTTGAGTGCTTTGGTACGAAACTCCTCTACGGTGACAACATTAACGACGACAAGACGAGATGTGTCGATGCCGCGTGACTCCAAGAGGGATTTATTAATGGCAGCCTCAGTATCAAAGTAGAGACAATAACCATCGGGGTTATTATCCAGAAAATTCTTAACCACAGCGAGAGAGAAGAAAGTCTTTCCAGTAGAAGACTCTCCAGCAATAGCAGTAATCTTATTCCCAGATACACCACCAAAAATGCTACCTGAAACCAGTGCGTTAAAAATGTACGAACCCGTGTCAACATAATTCTCAGTCTCATCAATTTCAGAAGCGAGTTGTGTATATTCGCCGCCGATTTCTTTTACAATATCTTTAAGGAAGTCCATTAGGAAAAAAATAAATCTAAGTTAACAGTTTTTTCTACATTCCACCCAATCGAATCCAAAACAGATTTAAGTGGGTCAACAAAACTCTTTTCAAATTGTAGATCATAGTCAATGTATTTGTCAAGACCAAGTTCTCTAGGAAACTCTTGAATAAATGCAATCACATTTTCACGAATAATATTCGGAGTTTTGAGGTAGATATATTTAATTTTTTCACCATTATTAATTAGAGAATACTTATTAGTAAGTTTTTTCTCTTTAATATAATGATTGAATAGAAGTGCTCCACGAATATGAAATGGAGTCTTAAATGCATAAATCGTAGAAGATGAATGATACTTACGAACATCAGAAGCAGATTTAGGAAAGGCAATCTGTTCTGGGGGAAGTTTCTTAAACTCTTCACGACACTTATCAATATATTCAATCAGGTCATCTTCAGTTCCACTCATCAGGATCTTAAAGGAGTCCTTCAGCATCTTACGGCAAGGTGCTGGTGTAGATGATTTAATTGCCTCAATGCCCTTGATCTTCAGTTTAGGTTCTTCATAGCGAACACCCTCACTATCCCATACGCTTAGAATGTATCGTTTCTTTGCAGTCCAAATACCACGTTCAGCAATACATTCACGCTTCATGAACATCTTTTGATCGTAAGCATTCACATAATCCGCCAGTTTTTGGTAAGAACTTTCAATATATTTTTCAAATTCCACTTGACACACCTTATCAAGGAAAGAAACAATGTTTTGAGTAGTTTTCTCTCTTCCCTTGAATACAGTTTCAACCAAAGGACCCATATTAACGTAAAGAGAATCAGTATCAGAAGCAATAACATAATCTACATCTCCACTTTTAAGAACTTTATTCAGATACCGATTCACGGCATTCATAATCCACTGAATTGATACTTGACCCGAAAGAGTGATTGCCTCGGCGTTTGCTAGTTTGAAATAACGGAAATACTGATTGCCGATAGCACCATAAGCAGAATTAAGTTGAATTTTCCGCGCCATCTGGATGTTATTGCACCTGGCAATCTCTTTAACAAGTTGTTTGTTTTTCGTTTTCTCATATTCCTGCTCCGCAGCAAGCATTTTCTTTTTAAAGATCACACGTTCATTATAGATCTTCTCCATTAGTTCAGGAAGAAATCCACGCACATCCTTACGATACATTGCACCGTTCGCACATACCGCATAATCCTTATAGAGTTCAAAATTGAGTTGCTCGTTTAGGATCTTATCAACATTTACGGACGGATGCCTCTCATCCAGAAGCGTTTCTGGCGAGATGTTGTATTGCATAATGAGGTGAGGGTATAGGGAGTTGAGGTCAAAAGAGACCACCCAATCATATTTTCCTGGAATAGGTTCTTTAACATACGCACCAGCATACTTAGAATCTTTATCAGAACGTTCTTTAGGAGGAATAACAATATTCCTTTTCTTTAGATAGTTATAAATGATCGTATCCCACATCCGCACTTGAGAGAACACATCAGCATAGTTCGCCTTTGCGTCATATGCCATCGTGATTGCAAGTTCAATCAATTTCATCTTGTCTTCCAAACGGTCAACAAGTTCTACGTCAACGATGTTGTACTCTACAAACTTCTGCCAACCCTTTGTATAAAAATCCTTGAAGGTATCAAACTCAGAGTGATCTAGTTTTTTCTGCCCCAGTTCAACCTCAGCAATGTAATCAAGACGATAAGATTCCTGTGCCTTATAAGTAAATTTCTTATAGAGGTTCAGGTAATCGAGTTGAGTAATGCCACCAACATCATAAGAAATATGCTTACGCCCAGAGATATAAACCTCATCCTCAGTTACAAGACCCCAAGGTGACATACGTTTCATCAGTTTCTCACCCAGAACACGATCCAGACGGCGAACAAGATACGGAATATCGTACAGTTCAACGTTCCATCCAGTCACAACCTCAGGAGCATTCTCCTCAACCATCCACCAGTTAATGAAATCCATCAGAAGATCACGTTCATTTGTAAAAGAACGATAGATCACATTCTTTTGTTTGTTCTGAAAAGGTCCCATTCCCCAAGTGCGAATTTGCTTGGAAGAATAATCCTGAATGGTAATCAGAAGAACTTCTTCTGCAGCAGACTCTACATCAGGGAACCCATTCTCAGATGCAACCTCAATATCCAGAGTAGTAACTTTGATTTTACTAATATCAAACTTTACTTCATCCTCAGGATACATTTCAGAAATGTATTGATAAATGTATTGAGTATTTCCAAAGATTTTAAAGTTATCTACGCTCTCATACTTCTTGACAAAATCACGACAGTCACGAACAGATCCAGGTTGAATTGCCTCAACTGGTTCCCCAGTTAAAGTTTGGTATTTAGTTTTTTTCTTAGAAGGGACAAAAAGAGTCGGGTTAAACTTCTCACGGGTCATAAAATGTTTACCATTTTCATAACCACGGACCAAGAAGTGATCCCCGACCATTTGTACGTTTGTATAGAATCTCAAACTCATTCTTTAATAAGATCCTGATATTTTTCAATAAGTGTAGGACTTGGATCAGCAAGTGTAAGAATTTTATCAGAGCTGATCATAAATGTACTT